CGTTTGTCATTCCATCTATCGATGGAGACATAACCCAGATACGACTTACGACCAAGCAACTGACTATCCCATGCAACATATGGTAATTCACCTATGATGCGTTCAATACATGAGAACATGTACTGAGCAGTGTGCCAATAGCCTCTCTCGTAAAAGAGATTGGCAGTTGCACACCATGAGACAAGTTCCTTTGCTTGCTGTCTGTTCTTAGGATGCGGTTGACGTACGTACGTCGGAGTGACGTCCATACCGTCATAAGCATCAACCCCACAGGACTCTCTGAACCTTCCGGTAAAGAAAGTCTTATTGTGGTTTACCTTACAATTGTATTTTTGTAGGTAATCAAGAACAGTTCCCGCATACATCGATGGGACGATTATATCATCACCATAGATGTGGACGTTCGATGCACATTTCTGCACAGAGCGATACGTCACAGGGAGATCCATTTCCTTAAGCAGAGCCGCTACACAAATTGTGTAGAAATACATCGACTCTACTGGGAAACAGAGGGCGCTACCCATAGAAGCAAACTTCTTTAATGGTCCTATTAAGGTTCCATCGGGAAGTAATGCTCTCGTTGAACGACATGCGTCGATCGCATCCATCAAATCAGGATTTGATCGAAACATCCACAATGCAAGATCACGCGGAACGCGGTCACTGGCATCGGAAAGATCTATCGTTGCTAATAGACCATCGCGAGACGAAGTTAATGCCAAGCCTTGGTTCACACTCTGATCACGGAAATTAACGTGACCCTTAGTGGGAATACTAGATTCGATAACATGATAAATCATGTCTCGAATCCCTTGCTGCGTAAATTGCATGCATAGGGGCTCTATAGCAATAACCCTGGGTCCTTTTAGAGTTTTCGGGACGAGAACTACCCTCACGGGTAATTCATCGTCAGGTGACACAAATTCGATTTTCTCGAGCACCCGTTCATAGTCAGCGGACACAACGTATCCGTTGTCAAGAATCGGGAAGTAAGGCTCGAGGCGATCGTGCCACCTCCGTATTTCGTATTTTCCGTTACCGGAGATACGATCTGCGGTTGCACCGGGACCATGCTTAGGAATAGCATTGCTAACACGTAAATCGTGTAGCATATTATCCCATAGCATAGAAGACACCAAATCAAAAACTTGTATGTCTTCCTCGGACAACGAAAACTCCCCAAAGGAGTCCTCAACATGAAGAAAGTTGGCGACTGCCTCTGCCTCCCTCTCGGGAGTACAGGGGACCTCAAGCTTTTTGAATGTGAGGCAAATTTGCCTAACACAAGCAACAAGCACGGGGATATCAGTCGAATTACATCCAGCTTTGTCATAAATTCTCCCTGTCTCTTGGTCAAAGATCAAACTGATCATACCTCTCAAAAATGAGGGGATTGATCCATATTTCCGAAAACCAAGGAAATGTGTTGAGTTGATACCCCCTAACTTTAGAGCCGACTCAAAATCGGCGCAAAAGCGGGGAAGGGTAATCGTAAGAAACGATAAGCCCTCTTCTTTGACCCGAGACTTGACATACGCCAAGTCTCGTAAATCAGAGACATCAGCGGTGCAACGTGCGGTGGCATCTATATAGATGCGGCGCACTAATTCTAAGTAGTCACTTACGTTGCTTTTCATGTCTCCTCAATCATTTTCGAGGTAAACATCAAGCCACATAGTCTGCTTAGATGTGCAGTGATCCGCACACCACAGTTACAAGCGATAGAGGGATATGGACTTATCGTCCTTATCGACGAGTTGAAGGGACTTGCTTCTTAAGCTTCAGCCTAGGATTAGGCTGGGCTAGTTGTACGTGAACGGGACGCCCTGTAGCATTAGCTGCAGAGACGGCCGCATGCACAATACTGGCAATAGGTCCTTTCTGAACAGGAGCCAACGGGACTTGATCTAACTCACCAGGTGTGAGTTCAGACAAGATACCATCAGCAACCTGCAGAGCTTTCAAAAATTTTGAAAGTTTTGACATCGTCACATCCTTTCAGGGGAGAGTCTTACGACTCACCTCCGATAATTTTGTCCTGCGAAGCGCTCAAGCCGAACCAAGTGTTATAACCAGCAAGCTGGTCTTTAACCTCGGTAGAGGTGAAGCCGAAATCGGGACGTTCTTCCACTGTGTAAGTGGAAAGTGTCTCGAAATCATTGACAGCAGTCAATGGATCGGCAACAACCTTTTTGAAATCCAGACGGGCCATGCTACGAATATAGCTTTTGCCATTTTTCGTAGTACGCTGGTGGGATATTGTTAAAGTATATACCCCATCAGAAGTCTTGTAAACGGAAGAAGTTCCGTTTGTAGACACCCTGCCCAGAGTCTTGGCATTACCGGCAATAGTAACTGTAATTGGATCAGCAAACATCTGTGGTTGACCTCCAGAATTAATGGGAAGTTAAACACAGGTCATCACGGTCTTTCCCAAAGGACCGCAATTGGATTCCTGTGCTGCGATACCCTAGAGGAACTTGGATATTCCAAGTGCCCCAAGAATAGACCATTGTTTGCCGGATAAAGATCCAGCAGACAGGCCAAATCCAAAAGGAGTACCTGCATGATCACGCTGCTTGGTATCGATAATTCGAGACCAAGAAACAGAGCGAGCACCCGAAAAGAAGTTGAAGGTCTGTGTAAAAACCAGCTCCTCAATTCTGTGGTGCATCAAGTACAGGTTTTTGGACACGACACCGTCCTGGCTAGCGGACACGAGATTGTCAATGACATTCCCGGCGTTCGTAAACCAATCGACGAGCCATGACCAAGGTGTTATCTTCCAGAGAAGAGACGGGTTGACCCGAGTGCCT